CAGGGCGAAAAGGTGTGCATCGCCAGCTTCGAAATGAAGCCCATGAAGACGCTGGAGCGCATGGGCCGGCAGTGGTCGGGTGAGAACCCGGATCACCCCGCGTTCCGCGGCCACGAAGAAGCCCGGTCCCGGATGATCAACCTGTACCAGCAGTTCCGCGACTGGACGACCGGGCGCCTGTGGCTGTACGACCAGCAGGGCACCGTGACGGCTGCGCAGGTTTGCGCCGTGGTCCGGTTCTGCGCCAAGGAAAAGGGCATCACGCATTTCTTCGTGGACAGCCTCATGAAGTGCGTTGCCGACGAGGACGACTACAACGGCCAGAAGCGTCTTGTGGACGAGCTCACCGCCATTGCGCGGGACTACGGCATCCACATCCACCTCGTGCACCACATCAAGAAGCCCGCGAACGAGGACCACAAGCCCACGAAGTACGACTACAAGGGCTCAGGCGCGATCACCGACCAGGTGGACAACGTCATCAGCGTGTGGCGGAACAAGGTCAAGGAAAAGGCCCGCGAGGACGGGAAACAGGTCGCCGAGAACGAACCAGATGCCCTCCTGATCTGCGACAAGCAGCGCCACGGCGAGTGGGAAGGAAAGATCGGCCTGTGGTTCCACAAGGACTCGATGCAGTACGTCGGCATGGCGAACGACGAGCCGCTTTCCCTGTACCTGCACCCGGAGGATTGAGACATGACTCACGCAATGACCCTCATGAAGCTCTTGATCGACCGCGGCCCACTGTCTGCCGTCCAGATGGTCGAAGCCAGCGGCCTGTCGCTCACCCAAGTCCGCAAGGCAATGCAGGCCCTGCGCGTCCGCAAGGCAATGCTGGGAATGGACCGGCCTTACCAGATCACGGATGAAGGCCGCGAGCTGGCGCGCGCCCGAGAGCGCCGCACCAAGCGACTGGCCGCGAAAGCAGCACAACCCAAGCGCCCGATGGGCCGTCCGAGGAAGGCTGAGCCTGTCGTCGAAATCCCGGACATGCCGGTGGTGCAGCGCTTCATTGCCGCGCCTGTCCATGCCGACTCGGTTGTGGCTGGTGCAGTGCGGTCGCGGCCAGCGCTTCAGGCTGCATGGCTATGAACTGCCTCCAATGCTCCAACTGGTCGCTGAAGGACTCGCCCCTGCGCATATACGGCTACGGCAAGTGCCGGGCGCTCAATGCTGATCAGAACCCCGGTCGTTCGTTCTCGTCGGAAAACACGTGCCGCTTCGGAAAATTCACCCAGGCTCCTGCCGATACGGTGGCGAAGCGGGAAAAGGTGATCGGATGACCTCGTTCACCCTCATCAACCCGCAGCAGGCGCATGTCGCCATGCAATCCGCCTGGATGCAGGCCAAGGCGCTGCTGATGGCCGGGCACAAGCTGCGCCTGACCGTCAAGCCCGAGACGCGCAGCACAGCCCAGAACGCCCGCATGTGGGCCATGCTGGAGGACGTGAGCCGCCAAGTCACATGGCATGGCCGCAAGCTGTCCAAGGAGGACTGGAAGCACATCTTCAGCGCCAGCCTCAAAAAGCAGGACGCCGTGCCCGGAATCGATGGCGGTTTCGTGGTGCTCGGGCAGTCCACGTCCAAGATGACCGTCCGGGAAATGGGCGACCTGATGACGCTCATGGAAGCGTTCGGGGTTGAGCACGAGGTGCGATTCTCTGCGCCGGAGTACATGGAATGAAGCCGCACATCCGTATCAGCCCCGGCCTGTTCGGCTATTTTCCTGCGGCATGGTGGTGCAACGGAGGTGGTTTTGTTGGAGTTGGAAGCACCCCAGCCTTCGCCTATGAGTCGTGGGCACAGAACGCCAATGCAGCCAGGAATGCGACGCCGGGCCGGTGGGTCCAGCAGCCGCCTCCAGAGCCTTTGAATCGATTCCAGCGATGGCTTCTGAGATGCGGAGCTTGGGACTGATGCTCTCCCGCCTCCCAGCCCGCTGCAAGCACTGCCGCCAGAAGTTCTCAGAAGAGGACAGGGCACTGCATCGCCGAATCCACCCCTCCTGCATCCCAGCCTATGCAGACGCACAGGAAGCCAAGGCAACCCGAAAGGCAGAAAAGCAAGCCCGGATGGCCGCGAAGGTAGAGAGGGCGCTGGATCGGAAGAGGAAAGAGAAGCTCAAAACGAACGGCGAGCGCAAGGCAGGCGCGCAGGCCGCTTTGAATCGCTGGGTGGTGCACGGCAGGGACAAGGACCAGCCCTGCATCTCCTGCGGGCGCTTCCATGACGGAGCCATCCATGGCGGGCACTACAGAAGCAGGGGATCGGCCCCGCATCTCGCGCTCGACGCGCGGAATGTGCACCGCCAATGCTACCCATGCAACGTGCAGCTGCACGGGAACCTCATCAACTACAGGCTTGGCCTCATTGAGCGCTACGGGGTGGCGTTCGTCGAGGAACTGGAAGCAGATCAAGAGCCGCGCCACTACACGGGCGCGGACTACGACGCCATCAAGGCGGATTTTGTGCAACGACTGAAGAACCTTAAAGGAGCAACGAAATGAACAACACCAATGGCTACATCGGAAATTCACTGAGCGAACAGCAGCACTGGGTCAGCGCCGCAGAGTTGCAGCGAGGCGCTAATGGCGCCGTCTTGGGCGCTACGCCAGCGCGGGACAAGCCCATGCTGGATGTGGAGTACGACCGGCTTGAGCAAGCCGCCCTCGAACTCGACCAGTCGGTCCAGTGGCTTATCAACCGCATCCAGCCAACCTGCCAGCCAGCGGCTCCCACCAAGGCGACCGATGGTTGCCGCGAGCCAGATGCGCCCAGCAGCCAGATGCGCACGAAGCTCGGCAACCTGCGCGGCATCGTCGAGAGCATCTCCAGCCGCATCTCTGAAGTTCGCTACACCATCGAGATCTGAAAGATGCGCATCCGCTCCGACGACGACTATTACTACTCGCCCGGTCCGGGGCAGCTCGGCAGCGCGCATGCCGTTTCAGCAGAGGTAGACAACGAAGACGAAGCGGTGCGCCTGCTGCATGAGGCCGTCAAGGAAGTGACCGGAAAGGCTGTCGAGGCGCCTGCGAAGCCTCGCATCGGATTCTTGCCGTAGGAGGCTCTATGCGTGTCGGATACGTCAGCTTGGAAGAGGCCCACCCGCCAATCAAGCGGGTCACTGAGATGCAGATCAGTAGCGCCATGCTGCGCGCAGTCGCCGCGGCGATGAGGAAAGGTCCGGTTTCGATCCCGGTCCCCGAATCCCTCCGCCCCCACATCCTTGTGCGCAAGCAGCGCCACAGTTTTTCGGAGTAACCATGATCGCCCTTCAAATCGTCCGCACCTCCACAAAGCAGACCTTCACCGAGTACGACCGAAGCGGCCAAATCGTCCGCAAGGAGTGGTACGCAATCTCATGGGTGGAACTGGGGCCTGCGAAGGACATGGCGGAGGCAAAGCGGCTGTTCGGCGGGTCTCCTGTGCTGGAGGCGGGGAAGTGAGTTTGGCTGACTACTTTGGCGGGTTTGGCGATGCTTTCGGCTATGGCGCCCAGCAGCAAAGCAACTACTTGGGCGGCCTCCAAAACCAGATGGCGAATGCGTACAACCAGCAGTGCATGAACCAGATGATCAGCCAATTTGTTGCTCACGCAGCCCCTGTGCGCATCCCCTCGGGTGTGCCCGTTAAGGCCGACTGTGAGGGTTGCGGCGCCCCTCTGAAGGCCTACATCCACCACTGCGAATACTGCCGGAGGCCAATTTGATGCACAACGACAGCGCCGCGGTCATTGCCGCGATCCAGCGGGAAACCCTGAATGACTACCTCGCGCGCTGGCACGCATGGACGGAGCCGAAGCCCATCAACGGGACGGACCGGCAGGACGACCCGGCATTTCGGGATGCCGAGAGCTACCGCGGGTGGGAGACGGAAGACGATCTGCATGACAAGCACTGGTTCCTGTTCGTCATGACGACGATTGATTTCATCGTCACCGGCGACTCGCGGGGACAAGGGGCGATGGAGTCGCCGTACAAGGACGCCATCCAGATCCAGGCCCGCAACCTGCACACCGGGTTCAACGTGTGGGTGAGCCCGCGCCTACCTCGTGAATCAGCCAAGAGGGCGGAAATACTCGCTGAGGCCCGGGCGATCCTGACGCGCCGGATGAGGGCGGCGGGGGTCGATATTTAGGGTGTTGACAGTGCTGGAATCTTCTGGCACAGTGCTGCGTTGTGGGGCGTCCGCTATGGGGAAACAGGATGCTTCGAGAAATTCAGCCGCCCAGATGCAAGTCTCGGCGGCTTCTTCGTTTCCGCGTTCGAGTAGCTCAATTGGCAGAGCACCGTCCTCCAAAGTCGGGGGTTGTGGGTTCGACTCCTACCTCGTTCGCCAACCCAGTGCATTGGGCCAGCCCACCACCCCTAGCTACTTGCTTTGGGCTTGTGCCCAGCACCTATCACCAAGGAAGCCGCATGTGGCCGTACTCGCACTTCATGGCGCTGCCGCCGCGTGCAGAGCCATCATTGGTGGTGCACGAAACACACGACCCGTGCGGCACGCCTCAGTTTTGGCAAATGATCCGTGACCGCGCAGACAAACTGCCGGAGCACAGCGAGTGGCGCATGCCCAACCTCTCTGACGCATGGGCGGTCGCGTTTCACTGACAGATTTCTCCTTGGCTGACCACCAGCCTTAGCCCGCCCCTTCGCAAGATCGGGCGGGTTTCTCTTATTTGCGGTCGAACAAGCCGAAAGGCACTCGAAATCAAAATGTCTGAAAACAATCAAACCCAATCAAAGCGCGGGGGTGCTCGCAAGGGTGCTGGGCGCAAGGCTGGGTCTGCCACGCAGAAGACGCGTGAGATTGCGGACAAGGCCGCGGCTGCTGGCATTACGCCGCTTGAGGTGATGCTGGAGGCAATGAACAGCTTCCGTGCTACTGGCGACCTGGAGAAGGCTGCGAGCTTTGCCAAGGATGCGGCGCCGTACATCCATCCGAAGCTGGCGGCCATCGAGCACACGGGCAAGGACGGCGGCGCAATCGAGACGGTCAGCCGCATTGAACTGGCCCCGCTGACCAAGTGAGCACTGTTCGGATCAGCATTCCCGAGAAGCTGATTCCTGTATTCGAGGGGCGCGCGGACGTTCGCGGAGCCCGAGGGGGCAGAGGAAGCGCAAAGACACGCAGCTTTGCCCTCATGGCCGCAGTGCAGGGCTACATACATGGGAACGCCGGCACAACGGGGATCATCCTCTGTGCCCGGCAGTTCATGAACTCGCTTGAGGACTCGTCGCTGGAAGAGGTGAAGCGGGCCATCGAGAGCGAACCATGGCTGCATGCGTGGTACGAGATCGGGGACAAGTACATCAAAAGCAAATGTGGTCGCATCCAGTTTGCTTTTGCTGGCCTTGACCGGAACATTGCGAGCATCAAGTCCAAGGGGCGGATCTTGCTGTGCTGGGTCGATGAGGCCGAGCCGGTGTCAGATGAGGCGTTCACGACGCTCATCCCGACGCTGCGCGAGGAAGACACGGATTGGAACGCCGAGCTTTGGTTGACCTGGAACCCGAAGCGCAAGGCGGCTGCGGTGGAGAAGCGGTATCGCGATTCCAAAGACCCGCTTGTGAAGATCGTAGAACTCAACTGGCGCGACAACCCGAAGTTTCCCGCCAAGCTCGAACGAGACAGGCAGCGTGACCTTGCAGAGCGTCCAGACCAGTACGAGCACGTATGGGAGGGCGCCTTCGCTTCGGTCGTTGAGGGTGCGTACTTCGCATCGCATCTGACCAAAGCCAAGGCAGATGGGCGCATTGGGCGCGTTCCCGCTGATCCGCTGATGACGCTGCGGGTGTTCGTGGACATCGGCGGTACGGGCGCAAGGGCTGACGCATTCACCATGTGGGTGGGGCAGTTCATCGGCCTTGAGGTTCGGGTGCTGGACTACTACGAGGCAGTCGGCCAGCCCATCGGGACGCATCTGGAGTGGCTTCGCTCTCGGGGCTACACGCCAGAGCGGGCGCAAATCTGGCTCCCGCACGATGGATCGACGCAAGACAAGGTGTTCGACGTGTCGTATGAGTCGGCTTTGCAGAAGGCTGGCTACACGGTCACTGTGGTGCCGAATCAGGGGAAAGGTGCGGCATCGCAACGCATCGAGGCGGTGCGCAACCTGTTCCCATCGATCTGGTTCAACGAAGACACGACCCAAGCCGGGCGCGATGCGCTGGGCTGGTATCACGAGAAGAAAGACGAGATCCGCGGCATCGGCCTTGGCCCTGAGCACGACTGGGCGAGCCACGGCGCTGACGCATTCGGGCTCATGGCCGTGGTGTACGAGCCTCCGAAGGCCTATGCGCCACTGAACTACCCGTATTTGGGAAGCAGATAACCACCATTTAAGGCATCGCTGCGAAGCGCCCCAAACATGAGCAAACCAGAACCACTCACTGAAGACAGCCTCAAGGCGCTGGCCGACCAAGAGCTACGGCAAGCTGTCGG